ATGACGGGGGAGCGGGAGAAGGCGAGGCCGCGCTTTGACGGCCGGGTGGGGGACAAGGCGGAAGCGCTGACCGTGCAGCGCGGCCAGCGCGGCGGGCTGGGCGCGGGGCCGCAATTGCGGGCGGTGCGCAAGGACGGGTGGACGCCCGCGAAGCGCAAGGCATTCTTCGAAACGCTGGCGGCCACCTGCAATGTCAGCGAGGCGGCGCGCACGGCGGGCAAGAACCTGGCCAGCGCCTATAATCAGCGGCGGCGCGATCCGGGCTTTGCGCGGGAATGGAGCCGGGCGCTGAACGTCGGCTATGCCGAACTGGAGGCGCTGCTGCTGCGCCAGTCGCTGTTCGGCGTCGAGCAGGAGGAAGTGACGCTGGACGGCGAGGGTGAGGTCAAGAGCCGGAAGATGAAGCGGGGGCATCCGCATGTCGTGGCGGTGCGGCTGCTGCTCGCCCATCGCGGGGCGGTGGAGAAAATCCGGGCGGAAGAAGTGCGGGACAGCCCGGAAGGGGAAGATGCCGTCGCGAAGATGCGCGCGCTTCTGGACGATGTGCGGCGCCGGCGCGAGGCGGCAGGGGAGTGACGCGGCGGGGTTTGTGATCGGGGACAGGGTGCCGGAGGGTTCGCGCGGAGGCGCGGAGGCGCGGAGATAAGACCCTCGGGCAGCGGTGTCCCTTGGAAGGCGATGGTTGGGCGGAGGCGAGGGCATCGGTTTTTCGCTTTGCGTCTCCGCGCGAACGAAGGTGGGAGCGCGGCTCCGCTGTTCGGGTCAAATCATGGGAACGGGCGATGCGGATTTCGGACATGGAATGGCTCGCCGGGCAGGACGGGGCCGTGCGGGAGCGGGTGCTGGCGCATCTGGACGGCGCGGCGGCGGAGCGGCTGGCGCATGAGTGGCGCTGGACGGCGCGGGCGGAGCAGGTCGCGCCGGAGGGTGACTGGCGCATCTGGCTGATGATGGCGGGGCGCGGCTTCGGCAAGACGCGGGCCGGGGCCGAATGGGTGCGCGGGATCGCGGAGAATGATCCCGGAGCGCGGATCGCGCTGGTGGGGGCGACGCTGGGCGAGGCGCGCAGCGTGATGGTGGAGGGGCCTTCGGGTCTGCTCTCCATCGCGCCATGGTGGTGCAGGCCCGCTTATGCGCCCGCCTTGCGGAAGCTGATGTGGCCCAATGGGGCGGTGGCGACGCTGTTCGGCGCGGCGGATGCGGAGGGGCTGCGCGGGCCGCAGTTCAGCCATGGTTGGGCGGACGAGATCGCCAAATGGGCCTGCGGCGAAGCGGCGTGGGACAATCTGATGCTGGGGATGCGATCGGGGATGCGGCCGCGCGTGCTGGCGACGACGACGCCCAGGCCCGTGCCGCTGGTGCGGCGGCTGGTGGCGCGCGAAGGCGTCGATCTGGTGGTGACGCGGGGGCGGACGGCGGACAATGCGGCGAACCTGGCGGACGGTTTCATCGCGGCGATGCAGGACAGCTATGGCGGCACGCGGCTGGGGCGGCAGGAACTGGACGGCGAACTGATCGAGGAGGTCGAGGGCGCGCTGTGGACCCGCGACCTGCTGGAGCGGTGCCGGGTGCGGTATGTGCCGGGCGATGAGAGGGACGGGGCGCTGCTGAGGCGCGTAGTGGTGGCGGTCGATCCGCCCGCGTCCGCGCATGGCGACGCCTGCGGGATCGTCGTGGCGGGGCTGGGCGCGGATGGGCGCGCTTATATATTGGCCGATGCGAGCGTCGAGAGGGTGCGGCCGGAGGGCTGGGCGCGGGCGGTGGCCGTGGCGGCCGCGGCCCATGGCGCGGATCGCGTCGTCGCCGAAGCGAATAATGGCGGGGCGATGGTGGAAAGCGTGCTGCGCGCGGCGGAAGCCGGACTGCCGGTGAAGCTGGTCCACGCCAGCCGGGGCAAGGTGGCGCGGGCGGAGCCTGTGGCGGCGCTCTACGAGGCCGGGCGCGTCGCGCATCGCGGGGCTTTCCCGATGCTGGAGGATGAGATGTGCGGGCTGATCGCCGGGGGCGGCTATGAAGGGCCGGGACGCTCGCCCGACCGCGCGGACGCGCTGGTATGGGCGCTCACCGAGTTGATGCTGGGCCGGCGCGGCGAGGCGCGGATCAGGGCGGTGGGATGAGGAACCCTTCGCCGCCGCGACTCGTTTTCACGGGATATATCGCTGATCGAATGGAGTATGTGTGATGAATATGGGCAAGGTCATGGCGACCCTGGCCGGCGTGTCGCTGATGGCATCGCCAGCCCTTGCGGCATCGCTGAACGGCAAGGAAAGGGCGCGGGTCGAACGCGCCCATCCACGGGATCGCGACGATGTGCGCTATTGCCTGTTGCAGGCGAAGAAAGGCCGGGACAAGGGCACCGTCATCGGCGCCGCCGGCGGCGCGGGCGTCGGTGCGGTCGCGGGCGGCAATCTGGGCGAATCGCTGCTGGCGGGCGCGGCCGGCGCCGTCGCGGGCCGGGTGATCGGCAAGAGCGAAGGCACCAATGCGACATGCGACCGGGTGCTGGCGCGCAATCCGTAAGCACAATCCGTAAGACAGGGCGAAGGGGCTGTCCGGTCCCTTCCCCACGAATTTCATCATCCTCGCTTCCCATCTGGAAGCGGGGATTTTTTGCGCGGGGTTTGGGCATGAAGTGGTTCGGGACGAAAGCGGCGCGGGAGGGCGCGCGGCCGGTGCTGGCGCGGGCATGGGGTTCGGGCGCCGTGGCCCTGGGCGAATGGCCCGCCTCCTATGAAGCGCAGATACGGGCCGGGGTGATCGGCAATCCCGTGGCGCAGAGGGCGATGCGGCTGGTCTGCGAAGCGGCGGGCGGGACGGCGCTGAAGGCGGACGGCGCGCAGGGAGAGGGCGCGGCGCGGGTGCTGGCGCTGGTCAACTGCTGTTCGTCCGGGCAGGCGCTGGTCGAGACGCTGGCGAGCCATCTGCTGCTGCACGGCAATGGTTATGTACAGATCGTGGCGGGCGCGGATGGGACGCCCGTAGAGCTGTATGCGTTGCGCCCCGAACGGGTGAGCGTGGAAGCCGATGCGCGGGGATGGCCCGCCGCCTATCTCTATCGCGTAGGCGACAGCGTAACCCGCCTGACGCCCGAGGACGGCGCGGGGCGCACCAGCATCATCCACATGAAGGCGCTGCATCCGCTGGACGACCATTATGGGCTGGGCTGCGTCGGCGCGGCGGCGGGCGCGGTGGCGATCCACAATGCCGCGACGGTGTGGAACAAGGCGCTGCTGGACAATGCGGCGCGGCCGAGCGGGGCGATGGTCTATGATCCGGGCGACGGGTCGGTGATGTCGCCCGAGCAGTTCGAGCGGGTGAAGCAGGAGATGGAGGCCGCTTTTGCCGGCGCGGCCAATGCGGGGCGGCCGATGCTGCTGGAGGGCGGGCTGGACTGGAAGGCGTTGAGCCTGACGCCGGCGGAGATGGACTTTGTGGGGCTGAAGGCGGCGGCGGCGCGGGAAATCGCGCTGGTCTTTGGCGTGCCGCCCATGCTGCTGGGACTGCCGGGCGACAACAGCTACGCCAATTACCGCGAGGCGAACCGGGCCTTGTGGCGGCAGACCGTGCTGCCGCTGGTGGCGAAGATCGGCGCGGGATTGTCGCAGGGGCTTTGCGGATGGTGGCCGGGGGTGAGGATCACGGCCGATCTGGACGCCGTGTCCGTCCTGGCGGAGGAGCGCACGGCGCTGTGGGACCGCGTGGCGGCGGCGGACTTCCTGACGGCGGAGGAGAAGAAGGCGATGCTGGGGATCGCCTAAAACGGCCGGGCGAGGGAATCGAGGCGGCAGAAATGCCCGCTCCAGTTCCAGCGCCCGCCCTGCATCAGGCAATCGCCCACGGTGAAAAGGCCCGCCCACCAGGCGATGGCGCCCAGGGCGAGGAGGACGAGGACGATCAGCCATTTCCGGTGCGCGCGCTTCATGGGCGGGGAGATAGGCATGGGGCGGATGAGGAGCAAGGGCGATGAAATATGACGGCGAGATGCTGGCGCGGCTGGTCGCGCAGGCGGAGGCTCAGCCGGTCGGCATGGACATGGTGATGATCCGCGCGCTGATCGAGGAAGCGAGCGAACTGGGCGCGGGGCGGGCCTTGGAGCGGCTGGGGCTGGCGGACCGGCGGGCGGAGGGCGACATGCGGGAGTTGCGCGAATTGCTGTCGGCGTGGCGCGACGCGAAGAAGGCGGCGCGGGGCGCCGTCGTCGGATGGGCGGTGCGGATCGCCATGGCGCTGGTGCTGCTGGGGCTGGCGGTGAAGACGGGCCTGCTGGGGCTGGTGCGCGGATGAGCTGGGGCGATGTGCGCTTTGCCGGTTATGCGGCGGTGTTCGACCGGGTGGACCGGGGCGGCGACGTGGTGCGGGCCGGGGCTTTCGGCAGCGCGCGGGCGGCGGGCGTGCCGCTGCTCTGGCAGCACGGGACCGGCGACGTGATCGGGACGGTCGAGCGGCTGGAGGAGGATGCGCGCGGGCTGCGCGTGATCGGGCGGGTTTCGGGCCGGACGGCGGCGGGACGCGCTGCGGCGCGGATGCTGCGGGAGAAGGCGGTGGACGGGCTGTCCTTCGGATACCGGGTGCGGGAGGCGCGGGGCGCGGGGCCGCGCGAGCTGCTGGGACTGGACCTGATGGAGGTGAGCATCGTCACGCATCCGATGCAGCCCTTGGCGCGGGTGATTGCGGTGGAGGAAAGCGCACAGGCCCCCTCATCCAACTTCGCCTAGCCAGCAAGCTGGCAAGGCTTCGTATCCTTCTCCCCCGTGGGGAGAAGGTTTGGGCGGTCCTGCGGGGCCGCCTTTTTCGTTTCGTGGCAAGGAGAAGTCGATGACGGACGTGGTGACAGGCGGACTGGAGAACAGCTTTGACGCGGTGCTTCAGGGGGAGAGGATCGCGGTTCTGGAAGGTGATCTTGCTGCGCTGAAAGGTCGGGTGGACGGCGCTTTTCTCTCCGGGCAGCGCCCGGCGCTGGATGGCGTGAAGGGCGGGGCGGTCGATCCGGCGCGGGCGGCCTTCGTGGATCGCTATTTGCGGCAGGGGCTTGAGGCCGGGGTGGAACTCAAGAGCTTTTCGGGGGCGAGCGGGGCCGCGGGCGGCTATGCGGTGCCGCGCGAGATCGATCAGGTGATCGACAGCACGTTGAAGGCGATCTCGCCGATCCGTTCCATCGCCCATGTGGTGCGGACGGGAAGCGCGGGCTATCGCAAGCTGGTGAGCGCGGGCGGCATCGTGTCGGGCTGGGCCAGCGAGACGGGCGCGCGGGCCGAGACGGGGACGCCGAGCTTCAACGAGATCGCGCCGCCTTCGGGCGAGCTTTACGCCAATCCGGCGGCGTCCCAGGCGATGCTGGACGACGCGCAGTTCGATGTCGAGGGCTGGCTGGCCGGGGAGATTTCCCGCGAGTTCGCGGCAGCGGAGGGCGCAGCCTTCGTCAACGGCAATGGCACGAACAAGCCCAAGGGGTTCCTGACCTATACGACCACCACGAGGCGGACGGGGTGCGGGCTTTCGGGTCGCTGCAATATGTGGCTTCGGGCGCGGCGGGCGGTTTTGCGGCGTCCAATCCGCAGGACAGGCTGATCGATCTGGTGCAGAGCCTGCGCGCGCCCTATCGGCAGGGTGCGTCGTTCGTGATGAATTCGGCGACCCTGGCGGCCATCCGCAAGATGAAGACCAGCGACGGCGCGTTCCTCTGGCAGCCTTCGCTGAGCGCGGGGCAGCCTGCGACGCTGCTGGGCTATCCGGTGGTGGAGGCCGAGGACATGCCGGACATCGGCGCGAACAGCCTGTCGATCGCGTTCGGCAATTTCCATGCGGGCTATGTGATCGCGGAACGCAGCGAGACGAGCATCCTGCGCGATCCGTTCAGCAACAAGCCCTTCGTCCACTTCTATGCCGTCAAGCGGATCGGCGGCGCGGTGGCGAACAGCGAGGCGATCAAGCTGATGAAGTTCGCCGCGTCCTGATGCGGGGGTGACGGCGGATTACCTTCGGGGGGCGTTCGCGTCCCCCTTTTTTGTTGGCGGGGGAGACGGGCGTGGCGATCACGGATTGGGAAATGGCCGATCTGGTGCGGGAGGTCTGTTACGATGTCGGGACGGGGCCGCTGGCGCTGGGCGGCGCGATGGCGGGCTATCGCGCCTTTGCCGATGCGGTGGGGGCGGGCGCGTGCTTTCCCTATGTGATCGTAGGCGTGACCGATGCGAGCCAGTGGGAGACGGGCAGCGGGATGCTGGACGGCGAGGGGCGGCTGGTGCGGACGGTCGGCGCTTCGTCGGCGGGCGGCGCGGCGGTGGATTTCGCTGCGGGGGAGAAGCGGGTCGCGCTGGCGCTGCACGCGGCATGGGCGCGGGCGGTGGAGGCGCATGATCATGCGCCGCCGGACCTGAGCGCCATCGAGGCGGCGCTGGCGGGCAAGCAGGCGGCGAGCGGTGTGCTGGACGCGCTGGCGGGCGTGGAGGCCGGGGCGGACCGGCTGGCCTGCTTTACCGGCCCGGACAGCGCGGAGGCTGTCGCCTGCACGGCCTTTGCCCGGTCGCTGCTGGATGATGCCGACGCGGCGGCGGCGCGGGTCACGCTGGGCGTGCAGGACGCGGACGGCGGCTGGACGGTCGGCGGCGACATGCTGCCGGACGAGGATGGGGCGCTGGCGCTGGGCGGTCCGGCGCGGCGCTGGTCGGCGCTTCATGCGGTCTCCATCGTCAGCGATGATGCGCGGATCGGCGGGGGAAGGATCAGCGGCATAGACGATCTGGCCGTCGCGGATGGCGGGACGGGCGCTTCCACCGCCGCGCAGGCGCGGGCCAATCTGGGGCTGGGCAGCATGGCGACGCAGGATGCGGGCGCGGTGGCGATCGGCGGCGGGAGCGCGGTTTTCGACAGCCTTGGCGTGGTGACGACGGGCGACCCCTATTTCCACCGCCATTCCGCCACGGCGGGCAGCGGCGCCGGGGTTCTCATGCGCCGGGCGCGCGGCACCAGCGGAGCGCCCGCCCATGTCAACGCTTCCGACGTATTGGGCGGGATTTATCTTGGCGGATATCAGTCCGTGACGAACGGGTTCACCGGCGGCGCCGCGGCGATCTATGCCTATGCGACGGAGGATTATTCCAGCGGCGGCTTTGGCACCGAGATCGCCCTGGCCACCACCGCCATGGGCGTGACCAATCGAAGCGTGCGGGTGCGGGTGGGGGACGATGGCTTCCGCCCCGCCGCCAACAATAGCTACACGCTGGGTTCCGCCACCAACCGCTGGTCCGTGGTCTATGCCGGCACCGGCGCGATCAACACGTCCGACGCGCGGGAGAAACAGGATGCGCAGGACATCCCCGACGCGCTGATCGACGCATGGGGCGATGTGGCATGGCGGCGGTTCCGCTTTGCCGATGCCTTCGCGCAGAAGGGAGAGGATGCGCGCTGGCATGTCGGCCTGATCGCGCAGCAGGTCCGCGACGCGATCGACGCGCGCATGGGCGAAGGGGAGGCCGTGCGTCTGGGGCTGGTGTGCTTCGATAGCTGGGAGGCCGAGGCGGAGGAACGCGACGAGGAAGGGAATATCCTTCGCCCCGGCCGGGATGCCGGCGACCGATGGGGGCTGCGTTACGAGGAATGCCTGGCGCTGGAAGCGGCGTGGCAGCGCAGGCGGATCGCGGGGATCGAGGCGGCGCTCGCCCAACTGAGCGGAGGCGGCGGCGATGGAGGGTGAGGCGCTGGGCGCGTTGCCGATCGGCGATCCGGGCGCGGCGCGCGCGCCATTGGCCTGGCCGGGGAGCTGGCTGGCGGGAACGCGGCCCGGCCAGACGCAACGCATGGATGGCAGGGCAGGCGCCACAAGACCCGAAGCGGCGGGAGGGAACAGGATAAGATGAACCTCTATCTCAAGGATCCGCAGGCGCGGATCGACCATGAAATCGACTGGTCGGCCTATCTGGCCGGTCAGCATGTGATCGCCAGCGCATGGCATGTCGGCCCCGGCGAGGCGGGCGGCATAGCAGTGGAGGCGGACGCCTTCGAGGAGCGGAGGACCAGCGTGCGGCTGAGCGGCGGCGTGGTGGGGCGGCTCTATTGCGTGACCAACCGCGTCACCTTGTCCGACGGGCAGGAGGATGAACGGTCGATCCATGTCCGGGTGGAGGAACGATGATGACGGCGCAAGGGGAAGCGGGCGCGCTGGCGGCTTCGCTGGCGGAACTCAAAGCCTATCTGCGGATAGCGATGAGCGATGAGGATGCGGTGCTGGCCGGGCTGCTGCGGAGCGCGGCGGCGCTGTGCGAAGGGTTTATCGGGCAATGGCTGATCGTGCGGGAAGCGCGTGAGACGGTTTCCGGCGATGGCCGCTGGCAGCGCCTGTCGGCGCGGCCGGTGGCGGCCGTATTGGATGTTCGGGCGGTCGATGGAGCGGGAGGGGAGGAGGCTTTGCCGCCGGAGCGCTATGCGATCGACATCGACGCATCGGGCGAAGCCTGGGTGCGGACGAGGGCCGTGAGCGACGGGCGGCGGCTTTGGGTGCGTTACCGGGCGGGCATGGCGGAGGACATGAACGGCCTGCCCGAGGCGATCCGGCAGGGGATCGTGCGGCTGGCGGCGGACCATTATGCGGCGCGCAGCGGAGAAGGCGCGGCGCCGCCGGCGGTGGTCAGCGCGCTCTGGCGGCCATGGCGGCGGATGCGGCTGGCATGAAGGGGGCGTTGCAAAGGCGCATGATCGCCCTGGCGGAAGCGGGCGCGGCGCGGAGGCGGGTCGCGGTCGTCGAGGCGATGGGCGAGGCGGGCGTGGCGACGGTGCGGGTGGACGGCGAGATCGTCCGGGCGTCGGGACGCGGGCTGATGGCGCGCTGGATGGATGATCCGGCGCTGCGCGAAGCGGGAAGGGGCAGGGCATGAGCGCGGAAATAGCGGTGCGCGCCGCCATGATCGCGGCGTTGAAGGGGGATTTGGCGCTGATGGACGGGCTGAACGGCCTGTTCGACGGCGCGCCTGATCGGGCGGCGGCGCCCTATGCCGTGGTGGAGGAATGCCAGGGCGCGGATTGGGGCGCCAAGGGGATCGAGGGACGCGAGGTGCGCCTGTCGATCAGCCTGCATGATCTGGGCGAGACGCCCGCGCGCATCGCGCCGCTGCTCGCGCGGGTCGACGCCGTCATGAGCGGGATGGCGGAGGCGGGGGACGGCTTGCGGATCGTCACCGCGCAACTGCTGCGGTCCCGCGTCGCCAGGCAGGCGGGGCGGGACCGCGGCTGGCGCGCAATCGCGGACTATCGGCTGCGCGTGGTGCGGGAGGCGGGGTGAGGGAGTCCCGATGCGGTGATGGTTTTCGGCCGGTTGCGGTCATCCAACCTCCGTCATCCCAGCTTTCGCCGGGATGATGGAGGAAAGAGGACTCGGCGGCGATCGATCGCGTCAGGCCGGGCTGAGATAGTCCTCATATTCGGCGGTGATCTTGTCCATATATTCCGACACCTGATCGTTGGCGTCGGATTGGGCTTCCTGCTCCGACATGCCGCTGGTCTTGTCGTCCGCCACGATGGCGGCGCGGAAGGCGGCTTCCTTGTCGCCGCATTTCGCCTTTAGCGCGGACTGGAAATCGCCCAGCGCCAGCTTCTTTTCGAGGGAGGGCTGTATCTGGGCCGAAAGGCATTGGGAATAAGCCTTGCGTCCCGCGCCGACGGGGTCGGCCGCAGGCGCGGCGGCAAGCATCATCACCAGGGGAACTGCAACAAACATCGGAACCTCTCCACAGCCTGATTCTGGCACGGGTTAACGAAAAGGAGAATGCGCCATGGGCGTCGAAAAAGGAAGTGCGTTTCTGCTCAAGGTCGGCGATGGCGGCGCTCCGCCAAGCTATGCCACCGTGGCGGGGATGCGCACCACGCAATTGTCCGTCAATGGCGAGGCGGTGAACGTCACCAGCAAGGACAGCGGGGGCTGGCGCGAGTTGCTTTCCGGCGCGGGCGTGCGGTCGGTCAGCGTGTCGGCGGCAGGCATCTTCACCGGATCGGCGGCGGAGGTCCGCATCCGCAACCATGCCCTGTCGGGCACCATCGACGAATATGAACTGAGCTTTGAAAGCGGGGAGCGGATGCGGGGGCGGTTCCTGGTCACGCGGCTCGACTATGCGGGCGACTATAATGGCGAGCGCAACTATGCGCTGAGCCTGGAAAGCTCCGGCCCGGTGGTGTCGCAATGAGCGCGGCGGCGAACGAGGCGCGGGGCGAGGCCGCGCTGGAACTGGGCGGGCAGGTGCTGACGCTGCGCCCCAGCTTTGCCGCGCTGGTGGCGGCGGAGGAGGAAGTGGGGCCGCTGTTCGAACTGGTGGAACGGGCGGCGGACGGGAAGCTGTCGCTGGGTGATATGGCGGCGCTGTTCTGGCATTGCCTGACGGATCGCGGCGGCGGGCTGACGCGCGAGGCGCTGGGCGAGGCGATCTTGGCGCTGGGGCTGGCGAAGGTGACGCCGGTGCTGCGGACCATATTGCAGCAGATATTGGCGGGCAAATGAGCGCGGCGACGCGCTTCGCGGAGCGCGCCGCGCGGCTGGCGGGGATCGCGGGCTGGCTGCTGGGATGGCGTCCCGACGAGTTCTGGCGCGCGACGCCCGCGGAACTGGCGGCCGTGCTGAAGGCGGCGCGGGGCGAGGACGGGCCGGAGGCTGGCGTGGACGCGGGCGATCTGGAGCGGCTGCGCGCGATGATGCCGGATCGCTGAGGCCGGGCAACAGGGGAAATCCGATGGAAGAGGAAGTCGACACGCTGGTCGTGCGCGTGCGCGCCGACACGCAGGGGCTGGCGCGCGATGTGGAAGCGATGCGCGCGGGGATGGAAGGGCCGCTGGCGGCGGGCGCCGAACGGGCGGGACGGCGGATCGAGCAGGGGCTGCTGGGCGCGGCGCGGACGGGCAAGTTCGGCTTCGAGGATCTGCGGCGCATGGCGCTGTCGGCGCTGGACGATATCGCCCGTGGCGCTTTGCGATCAGCGATGGGATCGATTGGCGGTGGAGGCGGCGGCGGGTTGCTGAATGTAGGGGCTTCGCTGATCGGG